CGTCCAGCTTCCGGTGTTCCTCCCTTACCTTTTCATCCCCGGCAGTGACATATTTCCAATAAGGGAACATTTTCGTTTTTCCCATGAGCCGGTGGTAATTGCTGGCGGACTCCGCCGTTAGTACCGCCGTTTCGTATTCCGTCTTTTGCCACGTTTTATTGAACGTGCCACATATCTGCTCTGCTTTTTTGGAGAACTCCTGAAAATTACCGCTCTCCCTGAACGCCTTGTTCAGCTCCTGAATTTCCGCCAGCGTCTTACCGGCGGAGAAATGAAACAGGTTCATCTCCAAAGCGGTGATAAAAGCGTCATCCTGCAGGCCGTATGCGAATCTTACATCCGCATGGTTCATTGAACGTTTGAACGCACTTTGAACACCGCTCAAAAAGTCGGTAGCAATAAAGGAGAACAACTCCGCATCGAACTTCCCGGTTTCGCCGTTTGCAATCCTTGCGGCCAGCTTTTCCGACATCGGAGCGTTATCATTCAGCCTGATGGGGGCTTTTCCAATGGATGCCCCGACCTGCGGGGCTTGCACGAAAAAATCCCATAAGCGCATAAAGAAATTACGGTCTGCATTACTGATTGTATCCTCCTCCGAATCCTCTCCTATATCGAACTGAGCGGCCTGAGAGGAGGCACGTTTTGCGACCGGCTCCCCATCTTTAGGCACGGGAATCGAATATTTTTCATGCAGGTAGCTCTGCGGGATATCCATGATGTCGGAGAGCTGCACCACCTCGGCAACGGAGAGCTGCTCCGCCGCTTTGGGGAAAATGAACTTTCCGCCAGCAACGGGATACCCTCTCGCCTCCAGCATGGGGAGTACCTTTTGGTTGAGGACACGCTGCACGTACCGGAGGTCAGATTTATTCTTTCCCTCCTCTACCTCCTTGTGAACCTCACCCAATGAACGTGCGCCTTTCTCTCCCTGTACGGTGGTCATGGTTTGTCCGAGGATAGTGATCAGCATCTCCTCGTTGTTGGCCTGCCGGAATTCGTTGTACGAGGATCCTGAACCCGTTCCGCCCTCTTTGGTTTCCACATCCGCCTCTTTTGGGATGACCACATACGGTGCGGATCCGGCTTTATCGAAAGCCTCCTCCAGCAGCTTGCGGCTCTCCGGATCATACGTGTTGTATTTACCGATGCGCTGGGGCATCCCGAAAAGCTCGATCCATTGTGACCAATCCCCAAAGCCTCCACGTTTGTAGATGGCATAGGGAGCCGCCTTGAGTAACAAACCGAAATCCCGGTCTTTGCCGAGAATGAGCAGCTGTGAATCTCCCTCGTATGGTATGCCTATTTCGTCCGTGTCCTGCCGGAGGATTGTGCGGTTTTTCAGGTTGATATGCTTTGCCGGAATCGGTTCCACGTTGAAACCGTCATTAAAGGTCATTTCAATGCCTGAACGCCCGTATATTTTCTTTTTCAGGATTTCAGTCAGCAGATCCTCCCATGCGGTGGTGTCCATCAGGTCTGCGATCTCCTCCACTTCCTCCCCAGCCGCATTTTGGAAAGTAAGCTCCGAGTTCGTGACCGCATCGATGCGCTTTTGAACGGCATCGCTCAAAACGCCGTCAATCATGATATCATCGAGCAGGTCATACAGCTGCTTTGTTCGTCCATTGTCTGCAGAGGAGAGAGCCGTCCGCCAATTCCCCACGTCATACACTTTCCGCTGGGGAGCCTTGACTACGATCTGATGGATGACCAGCTGCTCCTTTGATTTTGCCCCGGCATTTGTCGTGGCCGTCTTTTTTTTCTTGTTCGCCATAGTCATATATTAAAAATGTTGATTACGCTTGGGATTGCTCCCGTAGATATATTCACCTGCAGTATCCGGTTTCCCGTCACCGTCCTCGTCTATAATGGGGAGGTTAGGCTTAATGTCTGATTTCTGCACTTGCCGGAGCCATGCCACGGCACGCTCGTACCTATCCTGCCGGAGCTGCAGGTCAGTACCGGCATTGCATAGGTTCACGAAATGCCACACGGCTATGTCCTTTACAAAAATGAGTAGGAGGGCGTTTCTTTGGCTCCCTGTGGCCTCGAAAATCTTTTTGCGGTCATACGCACCAAGATATCCGTATGCTTCCTGCAGGGCAGCGTCTATGGCTGCCGTGAGGATTGTTTCATCCTCCCTGCTGATAGCCTCTATATTCTCTTTATAGAGGTGCGTTTCCAATTCTTTGGGTGTGATAAATGCCATGATTAAAATCTCTTTTTATTGGTTACACGTGCGCCCACGGTGTAGGATCCAGCCGAGAGCGTGCTTATCTTTTGGTTGATGATCCACACGCCACCCTCGATACAGTCCACGCCGTCAGCGGGTGATTTCATAGCTCGGTTGATGAGCAGGAACTGCTCCTCCAGCCTTTTCATGTGCGGATTATCCTTTTCGTCAATGTTGAGGATGAGTTGTCCTCGCCGGTTGATCGGCTCAAGGTTTCCCTCGATACGGTCAAACTTTTCCGGTTTCTTCCGGGTATCCGGTATGATCCCGATAAATCCGAGTTGTTTTCCTTTCTCGCTAAATAGCGGAACGAACACCTGTTCATAGAAAGGATCCTGCAGCTTGTTATTTTCGATGTAATTATATACCTGCGTTTTTTGCCCCACGTAATCCCGAAGATAATAATACCAGTTCACGTACTCCTCGTTTACCACATGGTCAAGATAACCGGTGTAAACGTAGAATTTACCGTCATAATACCCGATAAGGAAACAGGCTTTGAAAGAGGTGGCCTTGTTCTTTGAGTTGGACGGAGCCGGATCCCCGTAAACAACGGCAAACTGCAGCTTTGAGAGTGGCGGGCATTTGCCCCATACCATTTCTTTGAACGTGTCACCCTCGGAGAGCGGGTTGTTCATGTATTCTTGCTGGAACGCCTTTGTGCTGATTTTGGACTGAATGCGGTTAATGCGTTCCTCCGTGTTCTTTTCCGGCCAGCTGGATTTGCCATCCTTGTCCCGGATGTTCACGATATCCCAATGGTCAGCTTTATCACCGGCACGTTTCACGCAGCAGTCGAGAGCGATCAGGTTTCCGCAGAATATCACCAGCAAATCCTCGCTGATGGATCGGGTTGGAAACAGAGCCTCCTCGAACCATTCCCATTTCTTTTTCAGGATGTCCGGGTTCCTGCAGTCTGCATCCGTATCGAAGTCATCCACGAGAGCCGTGTCCGGACGTACAGCGTCCTTTCTCGTACCACGGGGTGACTCCAGCGCACCGATAGCCCGGAACGTTGCCCCGGTAGTGAGCGTGAATTCGTCCGCCGTCCAGCTCCCGAACTCCCTCAAATCACCATAATATGCCTTTAGCATGGAATTGCTCTCAAAGGCTTTTTTATAAGGTTCCAAAAGCCGGACGGCGTTCTCGTGACTGTTTGAGATGAGTAGCACGTTCTTTTTCTTTCCGGTCAGCACGAGGTACATCATGCACATGAACACGATGGTGGATTTTGCCAGCTCACGTGACCACGATAGAACCTCGTACCATTCCATATTCGTGGTGATGCGTTTGATGGCCTTTTTATGGAATTTGGTAAAGGGGTACTTTGCGAATTCCGAGAAAAAGAACAGGATCCACTCGATGACGTTCGCCTCCAGCTTTTCCAGCTTCTTTTTTCGTTCCACCGGCGAGAGGTTGTCGGCGGCTTTGTCCCTTTTGAGTGAACGGTGGTATTCAGTCCACTCCTTGTATGCTTGAATATCATCTATTTTACCCATTTCATTTTCTCCTTTATATACGCATCGAAATAATCACTCAGCTCCTTTGCCCTTTCGAGATCCTGCTGTCGGAGCCAATCGAGCAGCCCACGGGAAACATTGTATATGTCCCTGATGGAGGCATCCTGCTCCAACGCCTCAAGGTCAGCCGTCAGTTTGCGCCGTATATCGGCCTCCGCCGCTGAGGGATACCGTTTTCCCTCCTCTTTGCCTGCGATGGAGCGGTCGAGTTCGTCCAGCTGCGTGAGCGTGGAGCTGATCCGTTCCTCCCGTGTCTGCAGGAGGTTGAGCTTTAAGCCCTCCCATTCCTTAACCCATTTGTTCACCGTGACACGGGAAACACCCACCCGGTCGGCAATTTCCTGCTGGGTGATGTTCTCTTTTAGATACATCAATTTCGCCCATTCTTTCCGTTGATTTGCTTTCAATTCTTCCGCCATAGCTATATCATTTTATAGCCCAAAGGTAAAGCCTTGCGGTGAGTGAAAATAATTGGTTTGTAATGGTTTACGTTTAAACTGAAATGGCTGCGGTTTAAGTTGAAACGGTTACAGGCCGATTTGTACAGCCCGTTTTTTACCCTGAATTTTGTCACAAAATCAAACGAGCGAAATGGGCAAATTAACCTTTGTATTACATGATGAGTCGGTGAACACCTACGGGTTTAGGATGCTCACCAGCGGAGCCAATTTGGAGGAGTTTAAAAAGAATCCCGTGATGCTTCTGAATCACGATGATTACTCCCTGCCGATTGGCCGGTGGGAAAATATACGTGTTGAGGGAGGTAAGATTTTAGCCGATGCCGTGTTCGATGAGGGAGATGCCCGTGCCGCAGAGGTAAAGCGTAAAGTTGAGAATGACTTTATCCGTATGGCCTCTATCGGTGCGTGGCCTCCGGAGGAGAAAAGCGATGCCTATGACCTGATGCTCCCCGGACAAATGCTCCCTACCGTTACGAGATGGACGGTTCGTGAGGGCAGTGTCGTTACAATCGGAGCCAATCACAATGCGCTGGTATTCTATGACAGAGAGAGCAAACAGATTATCGACCTGAATGATAAGGGTAATCTTATCCGGTTGATAGATCACAGTAATAACCCCAAAAAACAATTAAAAATGAGCGTACTTACAGGAGTATTGAAGCTGCAGGACTCTGCAAGCGAGGCGGAAATCGTAACCGCCATTCAGGGAATCATTGCCAATGCCGACCGCTTGGAAAAAGAAAACAAGACGCTGGCCGCCGCAGTGGATAAAATGAACGAGGCCAAAAAGGAATCCCAAAAGCGGGAGGCGATTTCCCTGACCGATGCGGCCATTAAAGACGGACGCTATGATGCGAAAGGCCGTGAGAACCTGCTGAACCTTTTCGATAAGGATTTCGAGGGAACAAAGGCTATGCTGGCAGCTATCCCGTGCCGTGCAAACGTGGCCGGTCAAATCAACACGGATAAAGGATCCGGTGTAACACTCGGTGATTGGAAAGACAAATCATGGAACGAGCTGGATAAAGCCGGTAAGCTCGTTGAGCTGAAAGATGCCGCTCCGGACTTGTATAAGTCCAAGTTTAAAGAGCGTTTCGGTATCGAACCGAATCTGTAATTATTAACCATTAAAGCAAGAATAGAAATGGCAATTCAGAAAGAAATTTGGATGGCGGCTATCGTGGAGGGTTTATTTGCCTCCAATAGCTTCCTGAGCAAGGCGTTCAACGCCGATGAGTACGTGAACAACGGCAAGATTGTTCACATCCCGAATGCCGGTGCAGCATCCGGAACCAAGAAAAACCGAACCAGCCTCCCGGCTACGGTAACCAAAAGAACGGATATCGATGTGACGTTCCCGCTGGATGAATACACCACGGATCCGGTACTTATCCCTAACGCCGACACGGTGGAACTCAGCTATGACAAACGGGAGTCCGTCCTGCGTCAGGATAAACTCAAACTGCAGGATGATGTGGCACTCGATTTCGTTTTCAACTGGAGTCCTGCCGCCGCACAGTGCATTGAAACTACCGGTACGGAGATCGATGCCTACACGGATAAGGCTACCGGCAAACGTAAAGGTATCTGCAAGGCAGACGTGTTGGGCTTGATGACCAAGTTCAATAATGATGATATCCCGCAGGAGGGGCGTTATTTGCTGCTGGATGCGCAGATGTACTCCCAACTGTTGAACAGCCTGACGGAGAACGAGAACACGGCGTTCCTCGCTTCTGCTGATGCGCAGAACGGTATCCTCGGTAAGCTGTTCAGCTTTAATATCATGATGCGCAGCAGGGTTGCCCTTTATACTGCGGCCAAAGCTCCCAAAGCGTGGAGTACCGCCGGTGCAGCCACCGATCTCGCCGCCGGGCTTGCATGGCACGAGCAAAGTGTCTGCCGTGCGCTGGGTGAGGTGAAAGCGTTCGAGAACGAGGGTGACGCAACCTATTACGGTGATATTTATTCATTCCTTGTACGTGCCGGTGGCCGTATCATGCGTGAAGATAAAAAGGGTGTAATCGCTTTAGTGCAGGGAACTCCTGTAGCAGGATAGAGTTATGGCAGAATTGAAATATTTGGTAATCCACTGTACCGCCACGCCTCAAGGCCGTAAGGTAACGAGTAACGATATCAGAGCATGGCACACGAACCCGATAAGCAAGGGTGGCCGTGGTTGGAAGCAGGTAGGATATACCGATATGTTTCACCTTGATGGGACGGTGGAGCGATTGGTTGAGAACAACGAGGACGCACGGGTGGATCCGTGGGAGATTACCAATGGGGCAAAAGGGTACAATTCCATTTCCCGGCACATTGTGTACGTTGGCGGTGTGGCCGCTGACGGCAAGACTCCCAAAGACACCCGTACTCCCGGCCAGCTGAAAGCGTTGGAGGATTACGTGAAAGACTTCCACCGCCGTTTCCCACGGGTGAGAATCATCGGTCATAACGAGATTGCGGCCAAAGCGTGCCCGTCATTTGACGTTCAGGCATGGCTCAGGAAAATAGGCATTAACCAATAACAAAGCAAAGAGATGGACGGTCTGATGGATTTTTTAATATTCGCCCTGCCGGGTGGTTTTATCGGGAGCATCTTCACATGGTTTGTTGGCCGTAGAAAGCAGAACAATGATATGTTATCCCAGCTTCAGGCGTCCATCAATATGCTCAGTAGTGAGAACCGGAAGATATTGGATGAGAATATCCAGCTCCGTAGAGAGAATGCCGACCTGAAAGCGAATCAGGAGGAGATGATCCAAAAGCTCTCCCGTCTTACCAAAGAGGTGGAGAGATTAAGAAAAGTAATCAATAAACAAACAGGAAATGATGAGAAACCCAATCCGAGGGGCAACCCTCGTACTACTTATAGCCGTGTTCTGCCTGATGGGATGTGCCACGGCGAAATTAACCAAGAGCCAGCAGTCACACACGCTGACGGAACAGACGAAAAGCGGAACCACCACCGGAGTAACCGGAGAGCAGTTAGACGTGACGGCTCAGAGGACGGGGGAACTACTGCAGGGACAGACGATAACCGCCCTGACACGGGAGGGGATCCCGGAGTCGGAGGCGAAAGTGGATGTTCCGATACAGAACCTCCTTAACCTGCCGGACGGTGCTGGCTACACGGCCAAAGACGGTCAGGCATCGGTAAGCGTGCAAAGGCATGGCGATAATATCACGGTTACGGGTAAATGTGACTCTATCGCCCGGCAATGCCTTTTTTACGAGCGTGAGGTGTTCCGACAGCGCAACGAGGTGGATAGCTTAAAACAGGTTATTTCCCGGATGGAACAGACGAGCAGCCGTAGTGATGAAACCTACAAGGCGGAAAGCGATGCCGCCCAAAGCATTAAGGAAAAGCCACCCGCTACATGGTATAAATGGCTTTTAGCCGGATTTGTGGGCGGTTTGCTGCTTACCTCTCCACTAAAGAAACTAAAGAATAGAATATTAACCTTTTTAAAATAGAGAACGATGTCAAAAGTATATGTGAATGACGGATACATGATGCTCCTTGATGCCATTTATTTCAATGGCAAAAAGATCGGCAATGTTTCTGATGACGGTATTGATTGGGGCGGTGATGCCGCTGAATATATCAAGCTCTTTGCCGCACAGGTTCGTAATGCCCCGGTCAAGAAAATAAAGAAAAAGGATGCCACCAATCTGCTAAAGTTTACCCTGATTGAACTTGTTCCTCAGAACTGTAAGGACGTGATGGGCGGAACGGTGAACGGTACAAAATGGGAGGCTCCCTCGGAATCCGTTTCATTGGAGGGTGCATTGAAAATCCTTTGCGGAACCGGCCAGACTATCGAGGTCAAGCGTATGACGCTGGACGGTGTTGTACGTGGTAAGATTGGCGGTGATGATCCGCTGGGTATCGAGTGTGAAATGGAAATGTTGAACCCGCTGGACGGAGGTTCTCCTTTCAGCTTTGATGATACGGTTCCGTTTATTTCCGTAACGCCCACCTCTTTGTCATTCGCCAAAGGTGGAGAAAGTAAAACGGTGGATATTGAAGCCTCCGGAGCGTTTTCCGTTGGAAAGGTTCCCACCGGCTTCAATCTTGAAGTTGTGAACGGCAGGATCACCATCACGGCGGATGCCAATACCGGTGCTGCGAGAAACGGATCAGTAGAGTTTATCCTTGCGGCTGATAATACGAAAAAGGTTACCCTCACGTTGAATCAGGCGGCTGGAAATGCGTAACCCATGAGAAAGAACGTGGAAATAGAGGCAGCGGAGGCTCTGCTTGATGTAGGGGTTTCCCTGCCTTTTTTACGGTTTAAGATACCACTGAGAAAGAAACCGGTATCGATCAGGGTGACCATGAAACGTCCCTGCTTGGGGAGTCAGATCCGAATCGCAAAGCTATACCTGCAGCTGGGCATTACTTACGAGGAGATGGAGCAGTTCAACAAGCATGAGGAGATGGCGTTCCTTGTCATTCATGGCAAACGTGTTTCCAAAATGGTGGCCTTGACCATCTGCCGTGGAGCGATCTCCGGACTATTGTTTTCCGGCATTGTTGCATGGCTGCTGAGATGGTTCGTTCCTGACAAATACCTGCAGGGTGCTAACCAGCGTTTTGTCACTTTGCTGGGTACAAAGTCTTTTATGCGTATTATCGAATCGGTTCAGATATCCAATCCACTGAAACCGAGAGAGAGCCAAAAAAGAAAGGGGAGTTAAGAACGAGATATGTCGGATCCCATAGCCCCTTTGGTATCGTGTGGCAGATAGCGGCGGCCACCGGCTGGAGTGTAAAATACATCCTTTGGGGTGTCAATTACCAAACGCTCCGGATGATGCTTGCCGATGCGCCACATTATGAGAAAGAGAATGATAACAACCGAACCGGAAGCAAAGGCGGTAAAGGGAAACCTAAAAGCCTTTCCGGATTTTTCCAATCACGACTGAAAGAACAATGAAACCCGTTGAGATAGAATTCATAATGAGAGATAAGCTCTCTCCCGGTATTGATAAGGCAGGTAAGTCCGCCGAAACGCTGGGAGACAAGGCCGAGCAGGTGTCTAAAAGCATCACAGACCGTATTGCCGCCCAAAAAGAGCAGATCAAGTATGTTGAATCCTGTCTCAAGGATTTAAAGAAGCAGTACGACAACCTCGCACCCGGAAAGGCGCAGCTGGAGATGCGTGCGGAGATAGATGCCTGTACCAAAGCCCTGCAGGAGGACAAGAACATACTCTCCTCCCTTGAAGCGGAGCATGACAAGGCAGCCGTTTCCACCAAACGTCTTTCGATGCAGCTCCGGGAGATGCAGGATGCGATGGCTCGCCTGCGTTTGGAGGGCAAACAGAACACCAAAGAGTATGCGGATATGGCCGATAAAGCCGCCGTATTAGCCGATACGATCGGTGACCTGCGTACCCAAACGAATATTCTCGCCAATGATGATGCAGCCTTGCAGGGAGTGATGAGCGGTGTGAATGGCTTGTCCGGTCTGTTCACGACCGCCACCGGTGTCATGGGGATTTTCGCCTCGGAAAACGAGGATCTGATAAAGATACAAACCCGTGTGCAGAGCGTTATGGCCGTCACTATGGGGCTGCAGCAAGTCATGAATACCCTGAACAAGGACTCCGCTTTCCGGCTGGTCACCGTTGTCAAGATGAAAAAGCTGCTGACGGCGGCCAATACAAAGTTGGCCGTGTCATTGGGCATCTCCAATGCGGCTGCCACCGCTTTGATGGCCACCCTTACGCTGGGGCTTTCCGCCGTTATAACGGGGCTTATCGTGCTTTGGGATAAATACAGCGATGCTCAGGAGGCAGCGGCGGAAAAGGCCAAAGAACGGGTTAAAATAGAAAGTGACGGGCGTTCCCAAATGATCAAAACCCGCTTTGAGATAGAGAATACCACGAAAAGCCTGAAAGACTTTACCGGTAGCAAGGAGCAGGAAAAGGCCAAAGTTGAGGAGTTGAACCGGAAATACGGCGAGAGCTTCGGATATTACAATACCGTTGCCGAGTGGTATGATGTGCTGATCCAAAAGAGTGATGACTATATCCAAATGCTTTTCCTGCAGGCGAAAGCCCAAAGTCTTGTTAACAAGGCCGTGGAAGCGGACGAAACGGTGAACGAGGTAAAAGCCACTCCTGAATCCGATGTCGAGGGTTCGATGGGCTGGTTCTCTAAAATGGGGCTTTATATGGCTCAAAGCGAGTCTTACGGTCAGATTGACGCTCAGGCGTTGATAGAGAAACATAATAAGGAGGCCAAGGATGCAGCCGTAAAAGCCGCCGAGGAGCAGCGGGACGCTTATTTGGAGGAAGCAAAGAAGCTGCAGGAGGAATATGCCGAGCTGGGAAAGAAATCCGGTATCGGCGGGTTCGTGGCTCCTGAGAACAACAAGGATAAAGCGAAACCGGCCAACAACCTTGCCGAGTTAGAACTGAAAGCCCGTCAAAAGATAGAGGATCAGCGTATCGCCATCCTGAAAGAGGGATATGACAAGGAGCGTGAGGAGGCATCGTTGAACTTTGAGCGGGAGAAAGAGCGTATCAACCGTGAGGAGCAACAGCGCATTGAACTTTATAACAAGCTGAAAGCCGCCGGGGAAAAAGTTACTCCTGAGCAGCTTGCCAATATCTCGGCACAGGCCGCAACCCAGCGTATACAGGCTGCACAGATATATGATGCCACCGTTGCAGAGATTGACGGTAAGGAGAAAAAGGATAACGAGGAGAAAAAGAAGAAACAGCAGGAAACCCTGCAGGAACTTCTGACTAAATATCGTGACTATGAGGCACAGCGTGCGGCTATAAAGAAACAAGGTGATGATGATATCGCTAAATTGGAGGCGGAGCGGACTGAGGCAAACTCGGCGGAAATTGACCGGGCGATAGCCGTCGCAAGAGAAAAGGTAAAACAAGGCATCCAATCAGTGAATGATGCGGAGGCCGACAGTATCTCAAAGGACAATGATTTCTTTAAAAAGCTCTTTGGGGATTATTCTTCCATGTCTTTCGACTCACTGCAGAAACTTATCTCACAGGCGAAGCAGTTGCGTGCGTATTTATCCGGCAAGGGAGATGCGAAAGGTATCACGTTCATCTCTCCGGATCAACTGAAAAACATAGAGAAAAGTCCGGCAGAACTTGAAAAGCTGAAAAAAGCCCTTGATAAACTGCTCGATACTGGCAAGGGAGGCAATAATAAGTGGGAGAACATCTTCAAGACATTTGAGAAAGGCTTTGCCGAACTCAAAGGTGCGAAAGGAGCCAAAGAGGTGTCCGGCGCAATCGGTACGATCAGCGGGGCTGCGTCCGAGGCGGCTGGTGAACTTGCCAATATGTTTGACCAGATGGGTAACACCGAGGTTGCCGATGCCCTGAACGGTATGCAGCAGGTGATGGGGGCGGTTTCCAATATCGGACAAGGTTTCGCCAAGGGTGGCTTAATCGGTGGCATCGGTGCGGCTATCGGTGAGGCCGCAAATTTCCTGACCTCGGCCTTTGCTGCGGAAGCCCGCCACAAGGAGGCTCTAAAAGAGATTGAAAAGGCTAAGCTCGATTTCCAGCGGCAATACAACCTCTTACTGCTGGAGCAGAACCTTTTGCTCGAAAAGGCGGAGAATATATTCGGGGAGCGTCAGGTAGCAAAGGCCGCCAATGCGATAGAGGTCTATCGTGATGCCCTCTCGCAATTCAAGGAAGAACTGGCCGGTGACGCTCCCACCATGAACTGGATAGAGCGCATGACGGGTGATTTTGCCGGAACCTACCGCAAACGGCTGGAGAACTATCAGAAAGGTTTTGGCGGGTTGAACGATGCGCAGATCGTTACGGGACATAAAAAAACAGGATTGTTCGGCTGGGGAAAAGGAAAGGATGTTTATAGCGGGATCCTTGATGTTTACCCTGAACTGATAAAGGCCAACGGCGAGCTGGATACGGAGATGCTCCAAGTCATTCTCGATACCCGTAAGATGAGCGATGAAACCCGGAACTATCTTGAGAACCTGATCGACCTGAAAGATGCGATGGACGAGGCGGAACAGGCTTTGGAGGATTATTTGCAGGAAACGTTCGGGAGCCTCGGTCAGGGAATGCTCGACTCTATCACTTCCGCCATCAAGGGAAGCGGCACGGCATTGGAAAATTTTGCGGATCAGGCCGCTTCCGTGCTGGAGAACCTCGGAGAGCAGATCGCATATTCCCTGTTCTTTGCCGATAAGTTCGATGACCTGCAGAAAAAGTTAAAGGCGGTATATGGAAGCGGTAAAAGTGAGGAACAGATTGCGGGTGATGCCATGCACCTGATCGATAGCTTTTATGACAATATCGGGAATAACGTTGATGCGGCTCAATCGTGGATGGAAGCGTGGAAAGACAAGGCCGCCGCTATGGGGTATGATCTTTGGAAAAACGATGAGGAAAAGACTACCACCCAAAGCGGGCGTGCCGGTGCTTTCCAAACCCTCACACAGGATCAGGGTACAAAGCTGGAGGGATTGATGACCTCCCTGCAGATGCACGATGCCTCCATCGATGAGAACGTGGAGAATATATCAGAGGGCATAGGCGGAGCATTGGAAACGATCGATAAGATAAAGACGAACACCGATGCCTTGCCAAAGATATACGATGAGATAAGGGATATCAAACAAAACGGTTTAAAGATGAAATGACAATGGATATTTTAAAAGGCTTGTTACTGATAAACGGGGTTGATGTCTTTGTGGATTATGGGGCATTCCTCGCAGAGGAGAAAGCGGGTGATACCAAGAATTACTCCGCCCTGCTGAAACCGCCATCGGCAAAGCCGCACACGGCTGTGTCATTCCGGGAAAAAGACGGGGAGAAACTGCCTGATGCGCTTTTACCCGCATGGGAGGCTCGTGATGTCACCCTGCAATTTGCGATCATAGCGGCAGACCGGGCGCAATTCCTGTCCCGTTATTCGTCATTCCTGAAATTTCTCAAGGCCGGTAATAAGGGATGGTTGACCATCAACCCTCCGGAGCTTGGCAGGAGTTACCGGATGTATTACAAGGATTGCACGGATTACACCCAGCTGACCGATTTCGGGGGTGAGGTCATCGCAAAATTCAGCGTGAAATTTCGGGAACCGGTTCCCTCGTTATAGTATTCAAACATTATTCAAACAGCGTTCAAAATGGAGCTTAAAATATACAACCAGCAAGGGGTGTTCAAGACTGCGGTATCGCCGTCAGACTCCGACCGCCACGTAAAGGAAGTGATGAATGACAATATCCTGAATTTGTCGTTTACCCTTTACGAGTACGTGGAACTGGGCGTGAATGATTACGTGGATTTTGAGGGTGAACGCTTCACGCTGCTGGAGGATTACAAGCCGGAGCAGAAATCCACCGTTGAGTATGCCTACAGCTGCAAGTTCTACGGTATAGAGAGTGAGCTTAAAAAGGCCAAAGTCCTCAAGATGGTGGACGGTGACGATGAGCTTTCCTTTTCCTATGATGCCACGGCTGCCGAACACCTGCAGCTGATATGTGACAATATAAACCGTATCAAGGGGACGAAAAATTGGGTTATCGGCGAGGTGGTGTCCTCCGCTAATGTAAACATAGAGTATGATAAGATATTTTGTTTCGATGCCCTTTCGGAAATAGCCAAGAATTTCAATACCGAATGGTGGATCGAGGGAACCACTATCAATCTGAGCCGTTGTGAACACGGCACTCCCGTATCTTTGGGGTACGGAAAGGGGCTGCTCAGGCTTTCCCGTGTGGAGAATGATACGGTTCCTTTCTTTACCCGGTTGTATCCTCTTGGCAGTACCCGTAATATCGTGGCCTCTGATTACGGCCACCGCCGCCTGCAGCTTCCGGGTGGTGTCCGTTACGTGGAAAGGAATATCCATCTCGGAATCGTGGAGCAGGCGGAGGAGGAGGCCTTTGCGTACATATTCCCGAAACGAATCGGTACTGTTACCGGTGTCAGGACGGAAGAGGCCACAGGTGAGGACGGCAATGCGTTCACTATATATTATTTTACTGATGAGGGGTTGAATTTCGATCCGAACACGTATGAGATCGAGGGGCTTGTTAAACAGGTGTCGTTTCAAGGCGGGGAGTTGAACGGGCGTGATTTTGAGGTGAATTTCAACTCCGAGACAAAGGAGTTCGAGATTATCACGCAATTCCCGTATGAGAACCAGCAGCTACCGGGCGGCCTGCTGATCCCGAAGCCGGGTGACGAGTATATCCTTTGGAACATACGGATGCCTAAAGAGTATTATCCGCTGGCGGAAAAAGAATTTGAGGAGGCCGTTCAGAAGCATATCGAGTCGATAAGCATTGATACGTCAGTCTATAAGGCTCCAACCGATTACATCTATTTGGATGAGAACCATATCGATTTGAAATTGGGGCGGCGTGTCCTTTTGGAGAATGAGATTTATTTCCCCACTGGCACTCACGAGAGCCGTGTGACCAAGATCTCCCGCCGGGTGAATAATACCACAGATATGGATATTGAATGCACGTATGCGGTTGATTACGGGCGTATCAATCAGATCGAGAGTAATATCGTGGATATTCAGGCAGCCTATAAGGAACAGCTGAATAAGGACGTGCTGACCGTATTGAAAAGCTGGGACAGTATTGATCCCACCGAGTATAACGTCCTTTCCGCCGTCCGGACAATACGCACGATCGCAAATTCCTTGAGCAAGCTGGAAAAAGAAACGGCAGACAAATACCTCAGAAAGGACATACCCGACACGGCGAAAGAGCTTGAAACCTTTTTGAAGGGGATAAAGGTTATCGGCGAGGCTCTTGTTGAAAGCCTTACGGTAGAGAAAGACTCCACTTTCAAAGGTCTGCTTTCCTCCGAGGTCTTTACTTCGGGTTTCCCCGGCGGAACCGGATGGGCATTGTTTTGGAAAGAGGTGCTTAATGCCGCAGGAGTAAAGGAAAAGAAAGCCGTCATGGAGCTGGACGAGATGACCGTCCGTGGGGTTATGCGAGTGTATGAATTTGTCATCTCACAACTGATGGGTGAGAACGGAACCCGTCTGACAACTGACATGATGCGTGTCGATCACATCGATGCGGGCACAAAGACAATCTATCTCGATACGGAGAAAGGAGTCCTTTACAACCCTTTCCGTCCGGGTGATATCCTGATGGTTCAGCGTTTTTCCGTGGATGGTATCATCAAGCAGTACGAACTGCAGGTGGTCACTGCCAAAGTCGGTGATACCTCCAAAGGAGAGGAACGGCTCGATAGCATCACCTATAAGAATTTTGTAGGCGATGAGGGTAGTGTTGTTTTTCGTGACGTGCTTACCCGTGTGGACTCCGCCACCAATTCAGACCGCAAAGGGGTTATCAAACAAACCAGCGTTGAGGAGGGCAGTCCGTATCTTGATGTCCTGTACGGGATGAAAACGGATCCTGACAACGCCGTGCGTCTCCGGCTTGGACGTCTGGCCGGTATTATTACCTATTGGTGGGGGCAGCTGCAGGGATATGGTCTGTATTCCAACAACGCCTATCTGCTGGGTGATTTCCGTCTGCGTACCGGTGAGGATGTCCGGACGAAATTCGAGATAATGGAGGGTATGCTGCAAAGTGCCATGCAGAGCGTTGTCAACACGATGACCGAGGAGGATAACTTTTTGAAAAACGCCAGCTTTCAGGATGACATGGCTTATTGGGAGCGTGAGAGTGATATGGCTTTATTTGATATCGGAGGGCAGCTGCTTGATTTAGGCGTGAATTTCTATTCCGAGAAAAACAAGGTGGCCGATATTGACTCTTTCGATGGCCGTTTCATGCTCCGGATCAAACGGAGTCACATTCGCCAGCTGAATGCGGATATCACCAAGCCGGAAGATGGCAGCGTCATATTTCTAACCTTGAAATATCATTGCGCCGAGGAGGGGATCCTGACTGCCGGTTTCAGTGGATCCGCTCCCTATGTGGAGCAGGTTATTCCGGCTGGTGAGGGCTTTGATATACTGGAGATATCAGGAGTATGGAACGGAACCGGTGATTTTCTCCTGAAATTTACCGGTGACTTGTATATCGAGCAGCTAACCCTGACCAATCATCCGTTAGAGGATTATAAAAAAGAGGTCAGTACCAAGTTCGAGCAGACCGCCGAGCATATTCTTGCCGTGGCCGAGGAGGTGAATAAGATAGACCATACCATCAAGACCGCCGGTTGGATCACCACGGCAGACGGTAACAAGCTGTGGGCTACCATTACCGAGGTGGACAGTCTTGGCAATCGTGTCACCACGCACGAGAGCAGCTTTCACGTGACGGCGCAGCAGATCAATGCTATCGTGAGCCGTATCGATAAGGCGGAGGATGATTTGGGAATCATAGACCATACCATCAAGACCGCCGGTTGGATCACCACGGCAGACGGCAACAAGCTATGGGCTACCATTGACCGGGTGGATGTCCTTGGCAATCGTGTCACCACGCACGAGAGCAGCTTTCACGTGACGGCACAACAAATCAATGCCATTGTTAGCCGGGTGGATACGCTAGACGGAACCATCAGCAAGGCTGGGTGGATTACTACTGCAGACGGCAATAAGTTATGGGCGAGCAAGACGCTTGAGAATGGTGATACGATTGTTTCCTATATCAACCAAGCGGCGGATTCCGTGACAATAAACGCCAAGCATATCAAGCTGGAGGGGCTTGTAACTGCGAATGGTAACGTACAATTCACCACGGATGGAAAGATAATCGCCAAGAACGGCGAGTTCAGCGGAACGGTTGTCGGTGTGTCGGGTTCCTTCAAATCCTTAAACTGCGTGAATAATAGCGGGGATATTGTCGGAGGCATCTCCTTTGGCAGTGATGGAAAGATGTGGTTTAACGGTGACCTGTATCATCAGGGCTATGACTATGACAAAAAACGTTCTTTCCGTTTCTATACCTCCGATGTTTGGTGTCGTGGTAATTTCGGGGCAAGGCAACGCAATACACTGGTGGTATATGGCAGTTATGGTTACTATTACGTAAATGGTTTGGATACGGAAACCGGTAAGGTATATGTCTCCCTACCCTCGGCCACGTCATCCAATAACGAGACCTATTATACCATTCCGTTATACGGAACCACCGGGGATGCTTCCGGTTTCCCTGTTGACTTGGTGATCATAAAGGTTTCAGGGACGTACCGGTATTTATTGAGCGGGATGAAAAGCCAGCGGGTAACGGTCATGAATGCGAATAATCAAAATAGTGAAATTTATATCTACTCGAATGGCAATAAGGTAAAATGGCCGGGCGGTACTATCGCTGATTGTAGGAATATAGCGGATTTCATGAGTCCTTCACCGGCTTCTAACTTATTAGGCAGAGGATGGATAGTGGGCGCAATGAATGATAATAACTGGTAATAATAAAAAGGAGGTATTTATGAAAGTGAATTTGAATGTTCCCTTTATGAATTATAAGGGGTTGGTGATCACGAAAAAGGTAGAGGGTACGGATGTGGAACAGGAGCAGCTGATGAAAGATGTCATTGCTCCGATCCTATTCAGTGGGGAGTGGAGAGATGAGAGGGTGAATGCTTTGAGTGGTGATGAAAAAATCCGTGCTTATAGCTTGAGCCTTAAGATCTATCAATCCACCGGAGATATCGAAATCTCAGCGGAGGAGGCTCTAATGATAAAAGAAGCCGCATTGGTTTTGAGCCCCGGCGGTTACGCACAAATTGTCAAATTGATAGACGGATAAGTTATGGTACTGACAGAAGCTCAATTGCAGGAAATCGCTAAACGTGTGCGTGCGATCATCCGAGCCGAATCCAAAGGCGTGGGTGATCTACCGGTGGCCACCTCGTTGGACGGGCTTCTCTCGCTTCCGGCTTTGCGCTTTAACGGTGGCGTGCCGGAAGTAGTAGAGGCTCCTATCTCCAAATTGCAGGACGTGGCATTGGATGCGGTCAGCGGGGCAACGAAAGCCGCCAATGAAGCCGCAGTAAAAGCCAACACGTCTGCAGGTAATGCAGATAAGGCAACCACAGCGGCCAATAATGCTGCCAAAAGTGCCAATGATGCCGCCGGTACTGCTGGAGCAGCTACCGAAGCGGCAAAGAAAGCCACGGATGCGGCCAACGGAGCCGCCTCCAATGCCACGAATGCCGCCACGAAAGCGTCCTCCGCAGCTGATACGGCGAATAAGGAGGCCAGCTCTGTAAATGCGGCCAAATCGGAAGCTCTTGCCGCTGCCGCCCGTGCGAGCAGTACGGCCACCACAGCAGAGGCCGAAATCGAGAAGATGAAGCAGCTGCAGGAATCCATATCGGGTGCAGCTTCATTGGCTCCCACGAGGATGGAACTGACCTACACGAAACGCATCACCCAGCGTAATCCTTACGTTCAGCGTATCGTGGCCAAGATGTTCCCCTCGTACTCCCTGCAGAATGTTTTGTTCTTGGGTGATGACGTGGCCGTGAGCGTGGATCCTGCCGGTATTGTAACCCCGTTGAAGATCGGAACGAGCCGGATCCACGTGATCCCGACACAGGCCACCCACTTGTACAAGACCATAAACGTGACGGTTCAGGCTCCGTCCGTCCGCCTTACCGGAGGCGGTAAAATCCGGGTTGACAGTAAAGGCAGAATACGTTTAACTTAAAAACTTGATAAATATGACAAGCGATCAGGAAACTCGTGTATTAGCGATGCTTTCGGCTTTTGAAGCCGGAAAGAAGATCAGCGAACTCGATACTGCCTCCGGCAGCGTGAGCGATATGCGCATCGAGGTGCTGGATACGGATGGAGAGTCCAAAGTTATGAATTTGTCGGAGGCTGTTACCTCCGCCGCCAATGCCGTTTGTGGACGTTATTGGAATGAATCGAATTCCACGTACCGAGCCGCCGGTTATCACGGCAGCCTTGATATGCTCCGCAAGCTGCCTGAGCTGCTGGGGCTTGGTTGTTACCTTGTTCAGGATGACCGTACCCGGCGCAAGCTGGATCCCACGAACCACTACCGTTTCGAGGACGGCACACCGGCCAAGCTGGATGGCACGATGGGGCAGTATATGTGGTGTTGGAATACCGGTTTCTATTTTGCCGAGTGGAAAGTGGGGAATCTGAAATATTATGCGGTTTCTCTTTCTCCTATCAAAGGCAAACAGTGCGTGTATATTCCCGCCGGTGGCCTTTCCGCCCTCGGTGGTGGCGTGATGGATAGGACGAACGCCATTCTTTGCTCGGTTGTGAGCGATGCCGCCCAATATCGTGGAGGTGGCAACGATGCGAGCCGTGACGGAACCTATCGCACTCAGCTTGGTATGGTGGCAACCGCTCTGCAGTACCGTAGTTTTTCAACTTATGCCCGTAAGC